TGGGCGCAGGGTCATCGTAACCGAGGGCTGATTTGCATTTGAGCCATTAAACGTAATGTCTGGCAGGATGCGCCATACAAAGCCAAAGTTATGCCCGTCACCAATATCAAAGTCAGACGACTGAATGTATGCCTCGATCGGTACTGGGGTTAACCCTGATACGTCATCTACGTTGGCTTCATGAAACAAAATCTTATTACCTAGGGGGTAGGCAGCCATTGGATACTGACGCAAACCTGAGTCCAGCCAAGCCGTTCTATTCATTGTGCCGTACGACCAAACCCGTTCAAGGTAGTTGTAAATAATGTATTTATTAACCGAGTTAGATCCTTGCGAGCAGTAGAACCACCATACCTCGTTGTAGGATTCGTTTGAGCCAGCAAATACTTGGAACGCTTGGTCTTTATTAATATCGTCAAAAATAAACTGCCACAGCGTGCACGGCAAGGTTTCCACACGACCAGTGTATGAGAAGAACTTATCCACACCCATCCAGTAAGTTACGTTGTTTACCGTAATCGAGGCATTTGGTGACATGATGGAGATGTTGTCCTGCAACAACTGAAAGCCCCAAACGTACGGTGGCCCTAAATACTGCATAGAGTAAATAGCCGCATCAGACCATACTAGAATCTCCTGACGGGTTGACCGTGCGCACATGATGAATGAGCCAATATTTAAGCGGTACTCACCCGACTGGTTAGTTGCAGCAGGTACCCAGTCAAATGGGTTTTCTTGGTCAGACCAGCGTACTAAAAGGGGGTCAAACTGATTATTAGCGTTAAGTGGATCGTATGGGTTAGCACCAAAACAGATAGCAAAACGCTGAATCGCCGAGCCGATAATCTGGTTAGTATTATTGGGAACAAACTGCCCTTGGAAACCATTGGCTGTTGAAACAGTGTTTAGTAATATTGCTCTAGTTGACACGCCTGTAGTGGCATCCCAGTAATAAACCGAACCGCCACGAGGGGCAATAAGCAGGTCTTCGCCGAAGTTGTCGTTTGTCCAAAGGCGTAGCTGCTGACCAATACCCACAGCAGCCGCAGTACCCCAGCCCCGTACAGGAGCAACAGGAGTAGACACTATAACCGTACCGCCTGAAGCCGCAGTCGAGGTAGTTAGGTACGTATTGCTGCCAATTACGGTAGAGATTGTGTAGGTATTAACCCCAGTAACAGTGACTGGAAACGCCTTTTGCAGGACTAAACGATTGATTCCGCATGGGTCAGAAGCAATGCTAACAAAGTAAACGTAGTCCCCTGTAGTTAAACCATGAGCTGCCTGAGTTACTGTAAGGGTTGAAACGCCAACACCAGCAGCCGTAAATGGGTCTGTTAAGGTTGTATTTACATACGAAGGCCAAGATCCTGCACCCCAGCCCGTACCAACAATAAAGGTATCCAAACCAGTATTTACTTGAAACGCCATTGTGATGGTCGCACCGCCGCCAGTAGCAGTAGACGTAGCATTGCTAGCTACGGTAAAGGTAAAGGTATCTGTGTCTACATATGTAATCTGGTGTTCGGCATTAAGCTCAGATGCAAGTATTCCGCCTACAGCTGTAGCACCAGAAATAGTTACAAAGTCGTTGGTTAAACCACCATAGTTAGGGTAGTTAATAGTAATAACGTTTGAACCGTTAGTCGTGGTTATGCAGTTGTCTGTCGTTGGCGAAGAAGCGTGGGTAAACGTAACACGGATAGGCGTAACGTCGTTATAGTCGCCGCCCTGCTCAATGTAGTATTTAAGGTTTGTACCGACACCTAAATAGTTTGCACCGTTTAACGCAACCCAGTTCCACAGCGCACGGCATATACCCAAAAACGTGTCGTTTGATAACCGCACCCAGCCACCAATCTTCTCAGGAAAACCAGAACGGAAACGCACCTTGTCACAGTCAAAGTACCCACCCTCGTTGGAGTAGTCGGTACCTTCTCGGTTAAGCCCTGGTCTGAACTGAAGTTTCTGTAATGGCATACGGGTTTACCCTAGCTAAAGGTGCGAGTTCCTGATTTATCAATGATAAGCGCTTGCCCACGTGGTGTCATCTCTTTTGTATTTGGCACGCTAATGTGCGTCCAACCACCAGCCTTAGTCTCAGGGTTATAAAACTCACGAATAATCTGGTCGTACGGCAGCTTAGCACCAATGATGGCACGGCAAACCTCGTCTGGATTCATACCTGGCACGCGAATATCAGCAGCGCACCCAACACGATGTTGTGACGAATCTTTGCTTCCAACCCCATCATTCACCTGCTTAGAGCGAAACGCGCTATTTACTAAAATCGGCTTACCTAGGAGCGCCCGTACTTGTTCAAGCATCTCTGCCAAACGTACTAAGTTAGCAATCTCAGAAGCATTGGGAGTGTTATCCCAGCCGTTACGTGCACCAATATCTGAGACGGTTAGCTCGGCAAGGGAAAAGTGTTCGCTTAAGTTCATTTTTTCATCAACCCTTCAATGTCTTTAGTTTTATCTTTGCTGCCTTGGCTAGAACCGTAGTAGAAGTTAAAGATTGCAGCGATAGCAGTACCAAGCAAGAAGCCAAGAATGATATTGGCAAAATTCACTCCATCATCAGGCAAGTCTACAAAAGTAACCATCATAAAATAGAACATAGAGAATAAAGACCAAGCCATTGCAAAGTAGTAGTTAAAGCGTTTGGAGAACAGGTCGTCTTGTTGAAGAGCAACAATCTGCATCTTGCGGGCGGAATCACGGTCGGCTGCGTCTAATTTAGCGTACTCAAGGTCAAGCTCTTTGAGCTTCATAGTCATCTCAGGGTTGCCCTGCAGTGCAGCAGTTACACCCTCAATAGTGTCGTCAGGGATACCGAGTTTAGAAGCCAGCCAGCCCACAGCAGCTCCGCCAGCAGGACCAGCGACAGCAGTAGCCAAGACAGGAGCAACACCTTTAAGAAGTCCAAGTAAAGTTTCCATTTAAAAAGCCTCTAAAATAAATTTTAACCACAAAGTCACAACCAATGCAGCAAGAAAACAATAGAACTGCACCCGCCTTATTGCCTTTAAATCATGTTGGAACTCATCGTTGTTCTTGCGTTCCAAGTTCTCAATATCCAGCTTAATCTTAAGTAGCGCTTCCCATTCTTTAGCACCGTACTGCTTTACAAACTTAATCTTTAAATCAGCCTCCTCATCGGAGATTTGCTTCTTTCGCTTCCACTCGTCAAGCGCTTTAATCAGCGCTCGCTCTTTCTTAAATTCTGCTTCTCGCCTTGCCCGTATGCGCTCTTGCGCTCTTTGCTGGGCTACATCTAGGCCGTCTTTTTGTATACCTTCAATACTCTTAGTAACCGACTTGCCCGCTTCACGAGCAGAATCCAGCCCGCTACTGAGCCCCTTTACCCCCTCGGACAAACCCAACGGATCGGACATATATCAATTTTTGCACCTTATTAAGTCTTGATAATGAAGTTAATACCAAGATACGGTGGCAGGTTAGCGTTTGTACCAGATACACCCGCCGATGCGTTAGTTGTAGCTACTGTAATTCCAGTAAAGTTTGAATTAGTTGTCATGGTGCTTGCCCCAATCCAGTCAGGAACAGAACCCGCAGCATTATTTGGCTGGTAGTTAGAGCCTTGATATGTATGGGTATGGCCTGGGTCAGTAACCACTGAAGTAGCTGTATGGGTATGGCTTACTACAACGGCATCTGCAGAACCACCGGTCGCACCTACAGTAGTACCATACGGCATACGGTTTGTGTAGTTTGGCACGTTAAATGTAGTTGAGCCGTCACCAACACCAAACGTTGTACCCACTATGGCAAACAAGGCAGCATAGGTCGTGCGAGATACTGCAGCGCCATTACATAACAGCCAGCCAGTTGGGGCAGAACCTGTAGGCCACATAACCAAACCACCTGTAGGAGCGCCGTTAGACAGCACAAAAGCTGTCGTAGCTATCTGGGTTGTGTTAGTTCCTGCCGCAGCTGTCGGCGCTGTTGGGACCCCTGTAAATGCTGGAGATACCGAGCTAATAGCACCTGAGAAGGTAGCAGTTGAGCCGCCCAAAGCCCCAGTTAAAGTAGTTGTACCCGTAACCGCTAGGTTGCCGTTGACTGTAAAGTTGCCTGTTGTACCTTCTGTAGCGGAATAAAAATTAAGCCCATCGCAGTAGACTGAGGTAGTGACGCCGTTAGGGATAGTCACACCAGTTCCAGAAGAACCAATAATCTGCACTGCAAAACCGCCAACGGTGCTGTTTTTGACAACGTAGGTCTTTTCTACCAAGGGGGCAATCAGGTTGCGCTGGGCAGTATTTGTGCCTGTTAGCACAATAACTTGGTTCCTAGCCTCGTCTGTTACGCCGTTAAAGTTTGTCAGCGTGTAGTTCGTATCCAGCATGTTAATAGTTACAACCCCAGCGATTGCCTGCTCAACAAGAGCACCGAGATTATTGTTTGTGGTCTGACCCCAGATACCAGACTGGTCGCCGTCACCGACTAATTCGATGCGTAACGAGGGTGAAAAGGTAGATGCCATGATTAATCCTTATTCTTGCGTATTGTTGATTACTGTCCAGTTGGGATTTTGGTCTTCCCCAATTTGTTGCCATGTAACGCTTTGTGAGTTATCCGCAGCTTGCCAAGTCACAGTCTGATCGTCATCAATTCTAAACCAACCACGGGCAATATGCGACTCCGTAACGGTCATTAATTCAGCAATTAACGGTCCAAAATCAACCCGCCCAGCAAAGGTGTCAGACAGGGTAAATGCTTCGTTGTTAACCACCACAATGTCAATTAAGCCAGTAGTAGCATCGGTAAAAGTAATTAGGTCTTCGACGCTTGGGTTAAATGTTGCACTGCCACCATAGACATCAGTAAATGTAGCGGTCTCGGCGCTGTCTTGTGGGAAGTTACCCGTACCTGCGTATTCGTCAGTCAGGGTTAGGGTTTCGGCATAAGCCCCAGCAAAATCAACTGGACCGTCATAGGCATCTGAGAGCGAGAAAGAATCAGCCTGCGCAACTAGCAGGTCGGCTACGCCAAACGACTGGTCATCTAACGAGTAGCTTTCAGCATTGGTTAAGAAGAAGTCAAAGGTTGTGCCACCGTTGTCACTATCGGCTAGGGCAAAGGACTCATCGTACAAGCCTTGGAATGCACCCTGCCCTGCATAAACGTCAGACAGGGTAAAGCTCTCAGCAACGTCTACTGGAAACGCATTGCCACCTAATGCAGCAAAAGGCGATTGAGCAAAGGCTGAGATTCCGAACATTATTCGTACAAAATATTGATAGAACCAGCATCAAAAGTGTCTGTGCCGTTTACGGTTGTTATGCGTACACGGTCAAGGGTTGCAGACAATGTTTTAACTCCAGCAAAACCCATTAAATAAAGAACGCCTGTAGTAGCCAATGTTCCTGCAACTGTCCATTCATTTCCACTTAGGTTTGTTATTGTCAAAGTACCGCTATATGTAGATGCCGCACTCATAGTTGAATAACCAAGAGGGATTCCTGATGTAACTCCTGTATATGTATTTGCTCCGGTTGAGTGCATTAAACCAGACATTCCACTATAGTCAGTATTTTCAACACCACCTGAATCGCCTATTTGCAACAATAAAGGGCTTGCACCATTAGTAGACACACCACTAAAATTAACAGTAATTCTTTTTACCCAGCTAGGTATTCCAGTAAAGTCAATGCTTGTTCCACTTGTAGAAGCTACAGCAGTACCAGCTACAAAAGCACCTGAGTTGTCTTGGACACCCGTTGTCCCATTTAGAACTAATGGCATATTAAACTCCTGCTTTAATTGCTCTCAAACCTTCAAGAGTGGTTACGGCATCCACTAAACCAGTGACATTACGCAGACGATTCTTCTCAGCTACGATAGCTGTGGTGTCTGCACCATCTTCTTGGGCTCGTTGGAATAGAACATCTTGTGCGGCAAGCAAAGGCTCACGCTCTGCTCGTAAACGCTTCTTGGTGAGTTCTTTGGCTTTGTCTAGGTTGACGGTTACGCTGGTAGCATCCATCTCCCACGCATCGTAAAAGTCGTTGTACTGGTTAGGCAGGTCAGCTAGGTTGACGATTCGTGCGCCCTTGCCCTTGGGTACATCTTTGTCTAGCACAGCTTCAATGCTGATTTCGCCAGTAGGGATGCAGGTGGATACACCACCGTTATCGTTTGTGAATATGATTGCTTGGCTCATGTGAAAGTCCTTTGATTAACGGAATACGGCAACATATACATAACTAGATTTGTAACTATCAACACCACTATCGTTATAAACCCGTTGTAAAACTCTTACATTACTTGTTGTTGGGGGGTTAGAACTTGCGGTGCTTGCTACGTTACAAATCATTGGAAAAGCACCAATAGTTTCTATTGAACAAGAAGCATTTACTGAATAATTTGCATCCGCAAACGCATTAGTGAAGTTTACTTGATATGTAGCTCCTGCAATTTGCGTAATAGAGCTTACATTATAAGAAGCACGAATTGCTCCAGTTACACCATTAAAGTTCACCCAAGCCTTTGCAGAGCCTTGAATCACATTTGCTGAACTGGTACTTACTGTTCCGTTGGATATTGTTTGTACTGTTACTGTTGACATGGGCTATCCTTATGAACTGAAAATAGCAAATGTTGTATAAAACGAATCTGCTACGGCACTTGCTGGAATAAGCATGGAAAAATAAAATCTTGTGGTTGTAGGTGCTATGTAAAAAGGAGATGACGCAGTTCCTGAATTTACAAACACTGTAAAAGCACCAAAAGATGTGTCCACGCTTCCAGAGCCAACTACTGAATAATTAGCATTTGCCATTGGAGTTGTAAAATCTACATAATATCTTCCAGCGGCTGTTCTTGTTATAGAAGAAACATTGAAAGAACCGTTTATTACTGGTGTAGTTCCACTTAAAGTAAATTGTGCCCATGCTTTAGCAATACCAGTCATTCCGTTCTGTGTTGCAAGAACGCCTGTATCGTTGTTTAGTGTGCTTACCGTTATTCTTCCAGCCATGATTAAACAATCGTCCAGTTAGAGTTAGTACCAACAGTAACAGTAACCCCTGTATCAATCGTAATAGGCCCAGCACTCATTGCGTTAGTGTTGTCTGCTATTGTGTAGTTCGAGGTTACGGTTTGCCCGTTTAGGTAAAAGATGTTATTGATTGCACCAGCCGCAGCCCAGACGCCATCCCCACGCAAAAAGGTACTATCTGACGGCGTTCCAGTAGCGTTAATTAAACCTGTTTGGACTTTAGTTAATGGCATTATTTATCCTTAAGCTGTGTAAGAGCCAGAGCTGTTAAATCTTAATATTGTGTTTGAGCCAAATGTTGTAACTGTAGGCGAGCCTGTTGTGATACCTGAGTAGTTTGCCGTTGGTACAGAAAGAATAACTACACCAGAGCCGCCAGCAACTCCCGAACTTGCGCCTGTGTTTACTTGACTACCAGCTCCACCACCTGTATTAGCAGCACCTGCAGTGGGTGGGTTTCCACCAGCACCGCCACCACCGTTACCACCAGCACCATTAGCAGCGCCTTGGACAGTACCAGCACCGCCACCGCCACCAGCATAAAAAACAGATGTACCTGTAATAGATGACGCAAGACCAACCCCACCAGCACCTGATTGAGAACCAGAACCGTTAGCGCCAGCTGCACCAGCGCCACCACCACCACCTGAAGGATATGGAGCACTTCCACTTGGTGCAGAACCTCCAGCATTGCCCTGCCCAGTAGTACCAGAACCACCTGCTTGTCCGCTATTAGCTCCAGCACCACCGCCCGAACCACCATTTAAACCAGCAGTACCAGAGCCAGCAGCACCGCCACCACCACCAATAGCTGTTATAGAGCCAAATACGGAGTTACCTCCGTTACCGCCGTTTGCATTAGTTCCAGCGGCTCCAGCTGCACCTACAGTAACTGTATAGACTGTGCCACCAATTAATATTTGCGACCCTGTAAGTAATCCACCAGCACCGCCGCCTCCACCTGCTCCAGGACCAGAACCGCCTCCACCTGCAACAACTAAATATTCTGCAAAGTAAACAGGAAAAGTTGAAGCGCCAGTACCACCATTTGCGGTGGGCAAAATACCAGTCACACCAGTAGTTAAAGAAACGTCACCAGCCGTATTTACGTTAGTACCGAGAGCGCCTAAGTTAGCTGCTTGTGTCATTGTTTATCCTTAAGAACCAAAAACGGCGACCATACACATATTGTTATCTGCTAGATTTGCTCCATCTGCAACTGTACTTACTTGAAATGCTGTAGTTGTTTTTGTGCCACCACTTCGATAGTTCATGGTGGTTGTATTTCCATTATCGTTGCAACCAAAAACGCCCACATAATTAGCATTAGCTAAAGCACTAGTAAAGTTAATGGTGTAAATACCTGTGGCATTTTTTGTTACAGACGTTACGTTGTAAGATGCTCTTGGTGTTATTGTCCCGCTTAAAGTACCATCAAAATTTACCCAAGCCTTTGCAAGCTGTGATGTAGAACCAGCTATACCACCTAAATTTGATAGTGCAGTTCCAGCAGTTGTAGCGCCTGTTCCACCATTAGCAATAGCTAAAGTTCCAGTTATTCCAGTAGTTAGTGGTAAACCTGTGCAATTAGTTAAAGTCCCAGAAGTAGGGGCTCCTAAAAGAGGTGTTGTCAACGTTACGCTTGTTTGGATGTTTGCGCTTGAGACTGACCCTGCCGTATTTGGTATGGCGTTTAAAACGCTAGATACCAAGAAGCTCTCTACAGTAACCAGATTACCAGCCGAAGCGCCCGTAGCAAGAACAACAGTAGTTCCGTTAGTAGCAGTATAGTCAGCGCTGCCCAGCAAAACTCCATTAAGGTAGACATTGATGAACCCCACGGTGTAAGAAGGTGGTGTGAATGTAGTCTGTGATGCGGTTGCTGTGAACTCCGTTACGGTTCTGTAGGCCGTGGTAGTTACGCCTGTTACTGGAACGCCAAGATAGCGGCATGAGATATTGCCTGTACCAGTGGGCGGCGCAGCAGAGAAAGTGATTGTGTTGCCAACAACACCATAAGTAGATGGGTCTTGCAGTACACCAGAAACCGCAACTAAAACGTTAGTAACCCCAGCAGGAGCAACCGACATTGTGAAAGCAACAGTAGTGCCGTTACCGCTGAATTGATCGACTACAAAAGCCGATTGGTATATGGGGTTTCCGATGATTGGCATTAGAAAGTAATCGTTCCCGACCCTGTAAATGTGTAAATTTGATTACCACCAGAAGTTGATGTAGTGACTGTGCCTGTGGTAGTAGCCGTTCTATATCCTGATGGGTATGAAATAATAACTATCCCAGAACCGCCTGTTCCACCAGTTCTTGCAACAAGACCACTACCTATACTTCCTGCTCCACCACCGCCGCCGCCAGTGTTTGCAGTTCCAGCAATACCATTTGCTGCAGTAGAATTAATATTTAGTCCGCCAGCACCGCCGCCGCCATTCCCGCCAACAGCAGCAGTTGTCGTACTTCCTTGGTATCCATTACCTCCAGCACCACCACCAGCATAAAAAACAGCAGATCCTGAAAGAGAGTTTGATAAGCCAACACCGCCAGCAGCCGCAACAGCACCTACACCGCTTACGGGAGATGCGCCAACAGCCCCGGCTCCGCCACCACCAGAACCGTTTTGGTTGTCGTGTTGAAGGTTAGTTCCACCAGCATTACCTTGACCTGATGTACCTGAACCCGGACCGGCATCAAAAGCACCGCCTCCTCCAGAGCCACCAGACCTCGCAGTTCCACCTGAATATGACCCACCACCACCACCGCCAATAGCAGTTGCTATAGAACCAAATACCGAATTAGACCCTGATGTTCCAATACCAGTGGGTGAATTATCAGTTCCACCAGCGCCACCAGCGCCAACAGTGATTGTGTAGGCTACACCGCCAGAAATAACAGCAAACGAAGTAAGAAATCCACCAGCTCCGCCACCACCGCCGCCAGGAGATTGTCTTGACCCACCACCACCACCGCCACCAGCAACTACTAAATAATTAACTATGGGCGTAGCCAATCCTGTAGCCGACCCAGTACCACCATTAGCAATAGGTAATACTCCAGTAACCTGAGTAGTTAAAGTAACTGCTCCAGCCCCTAATCCGTTAGTCCCAATGGTGCTTATCGGCATTTTTAACCTTGTGGTTCTTCAGCTACAGGAACTTCCCATAGCCATGTTTCGGTGTTTAGTGTAGCGTCATCAGTTGGTTTTGGGGCAATAAACACATCGTTTTCTCTGTCGTATGTGAACCCAATACCGGCAAAGTTTCCACGCAATGGTGTGCCACCTTGAGTATGCTGATTGCCAATGGTGTTATAGGATGTTTGAATCCACTCACCAGGGCTTGAATCTACGAATGTTTGAAAGAAATCAGGTTCAGCCACAATCACTTGTGTAACTTTACCGTCAACTACTTTTGCAAAATGACTCATGCTGTGTAACTCCCTGAAGCGTTAAATGTAAGAATTGTGTTAGACCCAGACGTAGTTACTGTAGGACTGCCTGTGGTTGTACCAGAATAAGATACCGTAGGGACTGATAGAATTACCACGCCAGAACCGCCATTACCGCCAGCATAACCGGATGGATTACCACCACCGCCACCACCACCGCCAGTATTGGCAGTTCCAGCCGTACCAGCAGAAGCAGTAAATGACCCAGCACCACCACCACCAGCACCACCAGCACCGGCAGCCGAACTATCTGAACCGCCACCGCCACCGCCACCACGTGTTACCGATGAACCGGTAATTGATGAAGCAGTACCAGCACCACCAGCACCACCATTGCTTGTATTTTGAACACCAGCCGCACTAGCACCGCCACCACCTGAACCCGCACCGTTTGCGCCGTTGTTACTAGCCCCGGCATTACCTTGGCCTGAAGTACCTGAACCACCAGTACCGCTTTGGAAGCATCCACCACCACCTGAACCACCTGAAGCGCCGTTTTTATTAGTTCCTCTATAGCCACCACCGCCACCACCAGTTGCAGTTAGGCTTAATCCAGTAGTATTGCCACCACTACCACCTACTGCATCAGAAGATGTGCCTGCACCGCCAGCACCAATAGTAAATGAATAAGTAGTTCCACTAGTAAGTGTAGCTGTTCCTGTTATATAACCGCCAGCACCGCCACCGCCACCATTGTACCCACCGCCAGCACCGCCACCAGCAACTAATAAATAAGAAACTGAATAAGGCAAAGTTGTCCATTGTGGAGGAGAGCTGGAGCCTTGCGACGTTAATACTTGACCTGCTGTTCCATATGAAGGGCTTGTTCCTACACCCAAAGCGCCGTTAGCAGTTAACGATAGTAAATGTGCTCTAGCAGCAGTGCCACCGTTGTAAATAATAAAACCATCTAAATCACCTACAGTAATACGCCCGTTGCCTGTTACATAATCAAGGATTGCGCCGTCAATAAATGAGTTACCAAAGTCGCCCTCGGCTAAGTAGCCGCCAGTAGCTCTGATGTCACCAATAACGGTTGGGTCTTGGGATATGCCTTGGAAAGTCGTAATTAGACTTGTGTACTCAACCCAGATGTTGTTTGTGCCAGATAGCGGGGCAGAGGTAAAGGTAATCGAGTTGCCAACTACCCCAAAGGCAGAACTTGGGTTCTGGATTACGTTATCAACCGCAACAATAACCTGTGCTACAGAAGCAATAGGGCGAGATAAAGTAAAGGTTACAGTAACACCGTCACCATTGAAGTAATCAATGGCTGGGGCAAAGCCCTGGTTCTGTACGGTATTTCCTATATAAGGCATGTTAAACCGCCGTTAAAGCAGATACCACAGCGTCACCAGAAGTAGCAGCGCTATTCTGAATGTAAAGAGCATCACTAGCAACCATTACCACACGGTTGCCTTGGATAACTTCAAGCGAACCACCAACAGGCACAGTAGCGTTGTAGACCAGATAGTGGTTAACCGAACTTCTAGTCAAATAAACAGAAGTGGTAATTGGCGAAGCTGAAGTGTTTGACACAATGCAGCTAGAGATAGCTACAGTACCAGAAGCAACGCTAGGAATAATGTTTACCGCAGATGTGCCAACGTTTTTGGCTACGTACGAGGTGTTTGAATAAGTTGCCATATTAGCCCATCATAAAGGATAAGAAGTACGCATCGTCTGCGGTTGCCGCTGTATTTGCCGCCCATGTCGGGGCTGTACCATTTGATGTAAGAACGTAGCCATTAGCACCGATTGCTAGTTTTGATAAAGCAGTGCCACTACTATAGTAATTAATATCGCCAGCAGTATAGGAAGATAGCCCTGTTCCGCCATAGACAGTAGTAATTGTAGATCCATTCCAAGTCCCCGAAGTAACAGTGCCAAGTGGCGATACGTTGCCAGAAGCATCAAGGTTTACAGACTGCTCAGACGGATAAGTAACAAATACGGTTTTAATACCAGCAGTAAAAGTAACTAGACTGCCGCCGTTGGAAGAGGCAAGAACAGTAGTCCTAGCAAGAGTAGGCCCAGTAGTTGAGTACGTGCCAATACCAACTTCCCAGTTTGCACCGCCTTGATCTGCGATGGTGTAGAAAGTGGTATTACCGTTACCAATAACGGCAAAGCTTTGGAACCCAAGTACTGCTCCGTCAAGCGTAACTGAACCAGTACCAGTAGTGGTTGTGGTTTCCTGAACGCGATCTGCTAAGACTAACGCCATGTTAGTCTCCTATTAGCCAGCAGCGCTGAGTGTATAAGTTACGTTAATCGTGTCACCAGAAGTAACCGTTTTAGAACCAGCCGTAAATGCACCGATACTAAACAAAGTGCCTGTGGTGTTATCAATCGCTGTAGATCCACCTACGTTAATAAACGCACCGTAAACTGTGCCAGAACCAGTCATGCTAAACACGACAGCGGAACTCGTTGACAGAACGGAGGGGTTCGCCGTTGTTGCTGCTGAGAAACTTGGGGTTTTACGAGTTCCAGAGTAGGTTGGGGCATTGGCACCACCAACTTCAAACCAGCCAGCATGGCTAGCTTGAGTATCAGCATAAGCAGGAGTAAACGTACTAGAACCATTAGCGCCTCCTAGGCCCATAACAATAGCACCGCCGCCAGTATTACCGAAGTAAGAATTCATTAAGTTGGCACGGCCTACGTTGGTAGTTAAGTTTTTAATAGTATCAGACCACTTTTCATTGCCGTCTGCATCATAGCAAGTAGCAACATAAGTACCTTCTAAACCAACAGTTTCAACTGAACCGCCACCATAGGAAGCATTAGCTCCGAAGCTATCGCCTAATTTTGTTTTTTCAGAACTCATAAATACTCCTTAATTTAACCGAATAATGGCGTCAGATGCTGTCGCCGTTGGGAAAGTTACCGTGAAAGTATTTGTTGCGGTTTTATCCGACCCAAAATCTAATACGGCTACAGCAGCGTTAGTTGCACTATTGTAGATTAGCGCACCCCTAGTAGTAAAGGACGCTGGGTTCCACGTTGTGTTTAAAAACGAAAGGTATGCCACGCTGTCACTAGCAGCAGGAACAACGTTTGTAAGGGTCTTACCACCAGCCACATAGCCTGTACCCGTAATCTCGTTGGTCGTTGTGTACGCAGTTGTCGTAGGACCTAAATCAGCTAGCGCTGTGTACAGGGCAATTTTGTAAACGCCTGTAGTAAAGTTCTCAACCCCGTTTAAGAGGTTGAGTTTGAATATCGTTGTAGCGCCTTGCTGAATCATGGGTTAACCCTAATTTTTGCTTGCCCGTCACGATACGCATCACCACGCTCAAGGCCAGTACCCAGGCGGTTCAGTTGAGTCATAGCCTCTTGGAACTGTTTCTCGTAGTAAGCGACCATATCCTGCTCACCTTTTTGGAAAATAACCGCTTCCCGCAGTGCACCATAAAGTAAACATGGGTCATAGTTATCACCAACCCAGCTTGTGCCAAGGGTGTTATCAACCGCAGTAATAGTGAACTGGAACCCAGAACCCGTACCACCAAGAGATGCTGTAGATGCTGAAACAACGTCACCAACCACGTAGAAATTACCTAGGTTGTTAAACCGCACGTTGGTAACTACGTTGCCAGAAACAGTAATGTTTGCCGTAGCACCGTTACCAGAACCGCCTGTAATAGGTACGTTACTGTACAAGTTGTTGATATACCCAGAGCCTGCGGTAATAGTGCCAGAGGTTATAGCACCCTGAACAATCGATATTGGGTAGTAGAAATAGTGCATCTCTACGTTGTAGCTTGAGTCTGGTGTTGGTCCAAGAATAAAACTAAGCTCGTTGGTAAGCGTGTATTGAGGTCCAAACAACGCATAGTACTTAGGCTCTCCCGTATCAGTCGGTTGTGGGTATGCCTGACGGATAAAGTTAACATCTTTGTTAAGCAAGTACTCGTAGCTACCATCCGCTTTAATTACCGCCAGCGAAAAGGTAGACAGATAGTCGTTTGGCGCAGAAAGATACTTGTTGCCTGCTGTTAATGTGCCTGTTACGTTCTTACGCAGTGGGGGCAGCTGCACCGTGTTGTAGATGCGCTGCTCAGCCTGACGAACAAACGTAGATATATTATCTACAAATAGCTGTTCGCTAGACTCGGCATAATCCTGTATTGCTTGATACAGCTGAACGTAATTCATCAGTTACCCTTAGCCCATTTTGCCGCTAGACATTCTGCCTTTAGTTGCAGCGCCTGCTCCGCGCATCTCAATTTTACCGTAGCGATTCTCAGGTGGGTAATTACCTCTGCTAATACCGCCAACCGACATATTCATCTTGGTCATGCACTCAGCACCTGTTTCTGCTTTTGAGTATGTGTTGACGTCGGTCTTTTTACCCGACATGGTATGTGGCTCTGCATAAACTGCAGCGTCACCAATTTCTTTACCCATTACTTTTTTAGAATATTTAGCCATGATTAACGACCTCGTGTTTGGTTCTTGACCTTAGCAAGGCCACGACCCATTGTTTTAAGATCCATGTTCTTTACACCGGCAGTTTTCTTGCCACCTTTTAAACCCATTGCTTTAGGGCCTGAATCACCAAGGTTTTTACCCTCGGTTTTGCCTTTTTTGGTAATGCCATCTGCGCCTGATTTGTACATTTTAAACTCCTTAAGTTACCGTTATTGATACTGTACCGATTTCTACGTTAATTACCAAGTTATTTGGTGTTAAACCATCATCATTTTCTCGTGAACCACCTACTGGGTACCAGCCCCACTGAAACACCCTGCTACCACCTTCAGGAAATCCATCTGGCCCATCACCTGAGACTTGATAACTTACATCTGGTCTTGGCTCTTGCACTGCTTGTGGGTCATTTACTGGGTACAACCCTAACGACAACTGTGGCTGATCTGGATCCCAACATGCTGGGCATACCTTAATTTGATACAGCTTGGTCTTAATAACCTCTTTCTTCAGTTCCTTGAGCATGTACCGCTGAGCACATCTGTCACACTCTGCAATCGCATACTTACCAGAAGCGTATTTACTAGGCATTTTTTACCTTAATAGAACAGCTGTCGTGGTACGTACCTGTCCGCTGCTTTTTCCCGGTCTTCGTCGGCAGCTAGTTGCCACTGCTGTTCGTAGTCCATCTTGAGCATCTGCACCCTGTTTGGGTCAGCAGCTGGGGTTTTCATACTTATCATATGAGCCAAGCCCGCTACCATGCACGGAATAAGTCTAAATGGGATGTCAGCCACGTTCACACCACCACCAGCATCCTGTATACGACGCATTCTATAGTACACAAAGGTGTACTGGTCGCCCGGTGAGTTTGGAGTAGGCCATACGTTAATTGACGGTAAGTTGTTTACAAACACCTGAGCTGCATTTGCGTGCGCTGCAGCAACTGTATTGTTCTGAGCCCGCCAAGCGTTAACTATCTGATTACCAACGATATTTTGATACCCAATAGTCTCGGATCCGATGTTCACAAACCCTTGGGTTGGCAACTGAGATACGTCGTTTAGGGTAATAGTTGTGTCTGTAGAGCTAATAGCTCCGTTTAAAGTAGCTTGCGCAATAGCAGGAAGCTGCGCTGATTGGCGGTTAATCCACACCTGAATCGGGCGTCCTACCGCATTTTTGTTTGGAATCGTAATGTAGGTAGACTCAGATATGCGAGTGATATTGATGTCGATCTGATTAGTACCTTGCCCGTTGTTGGTTCTAACTACGGTATCTAAAAGGTCGATCGTATCGGCAGGGATGGGGTAAATGGCCTGCCCAGTATTCATCAAAATCTGGCCCTGCTCAACTGTCCACAGGTTAATACCACGGTTAGCCCACTCAATCGTCAATAGGTTCAAGCTACGCCGTGCAGTACGCAGGTCATATCCAGAGCGCATCTCGAGCCCACAACGCTCAAAAGCCTCTTCTACGAGGTCTGTTAGCTCTAAATTAAACGACGAGGTACCCGATGTATTTGCCATTACTTAACCTTTCGAAACGGCTTTACTTTTGCTTTTACTTTTGCTGGCTGGGGCACGAACTGCTTGCCTTGGGCTTTTCCCGCTCGTTTTGCTCGCGTTGTTGCTGCGTACTCCTGCGGGCTTAGCGACTGGATTGCTTTTTTTGGCAGGTACCGCTCGCCGGTTTCGGACGATTTTTTTCCCGACTTGGTTGTCCAGTCCTGCTTGCCCCACGCTTTGAGGCTGCGTTGTGATTTCGCTAGTGCCACCGAGTAACCTCCAGAGCCATTTAAACATTATTTGTATCCGCCACCGGCGGCCTTGTATTTCTTAGCTACTAGCTGGGCTTTACGGGCTGACCATTGACCAGCACCTGTGCCATGTGTTGCAGCTGCTTTAACCTGAGAAACAATCCGCTTACGAAGCTCTGGCTTAGTGTAGTTGCCAGCAGCATTAACCTTACCACCTTCGGCGTACATAGTCACATCATTCGGGTTATCTTTCCGTTTGATGGTCTTAGCTTTGCCCATTTTAGATGGCATTATGGCGCCCATACCTCTGCTTGGTCTCATGCTCTTGTCTTCCCTCTTATGCAGCAGCCATCAGCACGTTTAGACGCTGATTTAATAATGCCACCTTTAGCTTTATTGTATGGCTTTGTTTTACGCTCCATGGGATCGGTCATACTTCCCCCACCTCCACCACCTCCGCCGCCTTTGGATTTATCTAGTATTTCTTTCATCCTAGCAATTTCAGTTTGGCGGATTAGGTCGCTTTTTGGCTGACGCTTATCTTCAAACTCTTTATTCTCAACAGCCCTATCTTTAGCCTTTTCACGTGCTTTTTCTTCACGTGTCAGTATTTCATCAAAAGGACTAGGGCCAGCCTTTCCACGCTGTGGCTTCTCTGGGTTTTCCCCAAAATCAAACGCACCCTGCGCTGGATCGACTGGCTTAACCATTACGCTCTCGTTTTACCACGAATAGCACAGCCATCAGCACGTTTAGAGGCGGAAGATTTAATCATGCCGCCTTTGGCTTTTTCAACAGGCTTAGCTTCTTTTTCGTCTTTAGGCTCGTTACCCATCATCTTCTGGAACTTCTTCTCCATTGGATTGTTCTTCATGCGTTCAGCGGCAGCTTTGTTCTGCTCGTCTGTACCCATGACTTTATCTTTCAGGGTTTTTAGGGCTTCCATGGTTAGCAGGCTCCGCCTTTTTTCATCTTAATCATCGTGCCTTTGGTCTTGCCGCGAACTTCGCAGCCGCCGCCTTTAGCCATTTTCTTAACGCCAGCACTGTGCATCTTTTTCTCGTGGCCTTTAACTGCAGATGCAGCTACTTTTTTCATCATTGGCTTGTCTTTAGCCATATCTGAATGAGCCATACCACCTTTAGCCATCTTACCTTTGCCGTCAGCAGCAAACGCTGGGACTTTCTTACCGTCCTTCTCGACCATTGGCATACCGCCTTCGTTCATCTTCATTGGTTTCTTTTTATCTGCTTTCATAAACTCTTCTCCTACGGATTTAGGTACGCCAGCTTTCTTGGCGAACTTTGGGTTATTGGCAACTGCAGCCATGAAGTTGTGTTGCTTCTTACTTACGCTTGGCACGATTAATCCAACCTTGCACAGTTTCAGTTTCGTATATACGAATAGCCGTCCAGATAATAGTAAAGGCTGCGGCTATGGCAGGTAATATATCCACGAGTGTTCCTAACACTGTAACTAGGGAGAGCCCATCCAGTATGTGTTTGGAGCCTTCGCTTATGTTGTTGAATGGGTCTTTCATTAGCATTTCCATCTCTTTAGACTAGCCGCCTTACGTGTAGGGCGACCTTTCTCGTCTTTCATTGGACCAGGCATGCCCGACATACGGGCACAGAATGACTTCTTGCGGGCACCACCTTCAGGCTGTGGAGCCTTTAGATTCGAGCCAGTCGCTGCATTATATTTAGCACGACCTTTGGCGGTAAGCCCAGCACCCTTAGATACAGGCAGCTTTTCACCACGACCAACCGCAAGGGAGACACCTTTCTTTTTAGGCATAAAACACCGTTACACCGGTAGCAGTGCCAGATAAAGTAGCATAAGCACTTACTTCGCACAGTACGCCTTGGTCTGGTATTAGCACATTGAACGGCTCACCGTTAGCAATAGTAGGAATAGTAAAAAGGGTTGTACCTGAAGCACCACCATCTTTAAGTACTACGCTGCCAGCGCTTGTGCCGGGGACAATAACCATTCCACGCACGCGGACCCGACCGTCGTATACATTGCCACTTGCCGTTAGGCTTATCGCATTTACATCACTTTGCATAATTAATCTCCTAAGATGTTGAGTAGACTAGGGAAAACCCTAGTCCGCCAGATTAATTATTGCTGGTTAGCAGGTTGAGCTTGGTTGCCACTTGAATCACGTACAGCATAAGTAACGATGATTGTCGCTGCACCAGTAGTCAAGCTAGTACCAGCCAATGTGTAAGCAATAAACACATCAGTAGAACCAACGTTTAGCCAGCCAGCAGGGGTAGTTGCATTTGCGCCCAAAGTGACAGAACCTACATCAGTAATAGTGCCAGTAGTGGTAAAAGCTGTGCCACCGATGTTTAGTACGCAAGTGGTAGCAGCACTAAATACAGTTGTAGTAACAACTTTAACGTCAACAATCTGTGAGCCAGCTGGGACGGCAATTAAGTTGCCTGTCAAAGTGCCGAAAACAACAGGAGCAGACTGAGAAACAACTGTGCAGCCAGTATTACGTACTAAATCAGCAGTAGTACCAGTAGTATTTTTGGTTGTGCCGAGTAGCCAGGGGCCTAAGTGAGTAGCGAAACCCATATTAATTCTCCATACAAAGTAAGCCTATTAATCGTGTATGCGTCCGCTGGATCGGTTTAATAGACTGGTTAATCCAGTTTCCACAATCTTACTACTATTTTGGCTTTGTGCAAGTGTTTTAGATAAAAAAATGCCCCTCCGAAGAGGGGCTCCAAGTCACCGAAGTAACAAGGGGGGTAGGACTTAAGCGCCTGGTGAAGCAAACATACCAAGTGGATCGCTGAAGCCAAAGCTGTAGCGCTCACGTGATTTGTAGCGAACGTTGCCTGTATCGAAGTCCCCGTCCATTGAGTTGGTCAGAGGTGTACGGACAAAGTGCTTCATACCGTTTGGAACATCAGTGGTCAAGAACCATGCGTTTACATCGGTCAGATAGTTATTAACTGTATAACCTTCTGGGATGGAACCGTTGTTTTTGAGTGCGTTGATGTCGTTATCGGTTGTACCAACACGCAATTCGGTTTCGAGCAAACGAGTTGCAACGAACTGAAGTTGTGGTGGAACAATCAGCTTCTTAGGCTTAGCAGCGATGAGCAAACCGCGCTCGTCTGTCCACTGAGCGATCTGAATAACGGCGGCTTCCAAAGAAGTCTCGTTTAAGTCAGCGCCAGTTGTAGGACGGTTGCTGTTGGTGCCGCCAGATACTAATGGGTGAGCTGTAGAAAACAGCGCAACACCGTCACCACCTGGGAAGCTATTGCTGAAACCATTGTTCAATACAGAAGCTGCACGAACTTGCTTGGTATACGCCATGGAACGAGCCAAAGCCTTGGTATAACGAGCTGACAAGGAGTCATACAAGTTATCTTCGATTGCTTCTTCGGTCAGAGAGAAACCCTGAGCGATCGTTACGTGGGTGTAGCGAGCAGTAAATGCCTCTTGTGCGTTGTCATACTGGATTGGTGCACCTTCGTTTTTAACGGAAGCAGCACTAAAGCCAGACAACTTGGTTTCTTCTTCGAACGAACGCTCGGAGGTCTCAGTTTCGTAGATCTCTTTGTGTTGTTCACCGTATGTTGCGTACTCAAGACCGAACAATGCGTTCAAACCTGGGAGCAACTCTTTCAGTAGTTGTGCGCGTGAAATAGCCATTTATAGCTCCTTAGTTAAGCGACGGCATTGCCGAGAGCGGTCAGATACTGATGCAAGTTAATTTTCACGATTACTTCTGTGAAAGCATTTGCACCGGTAGCTGTCTCAGGGACAACAGCGATAACGCGAAGTGGGAAAGTGTCTGTAGCAGCAGGTGATGTGTTCAGAATAGACTGACCAGAATTACCTGTAGTTGCAGACGGTGTACCTGCCAAAGCAGTTACGTTAGTACCAACAGCAGCGCTAGTTACTGTAGCAATTGCGCCACCAGAGGTTGTAACGGCTACTTTAAACGCAGCCATAGGATCATCAACTATGAAAGCTACAGCGTTTGTTACGCTGGAACCTGGATAGTATTGAGCCTGAACGGTCTGGCCTTGGGTATTTGTGTACTGGCAACCTACGAAAACACCAAGCTTAGCGCCTGCTGTAAGGGATGTTGCTGTACCTACTACACCACCTACGTCTAATTCAACCAAGTCACCGTTGTACATAGCGCCAGCCTGGGTCACAGGAATCTGGCGAATTGCGCCAGCATAAGGCATACCATCTACACGGTTAACTGGCTCGAAGCCGTAGGGAGCTGAAACGGTTGGATAAGCCATTTGTATACTCCTAAATTAAATTTAACCTTTACCAAAGCGCACTGAGGATTCTTTCTCGTTAAAGATAGGCATCCGCGGGTCACTTTGGCGCATAAGGGTGTTGTCTACAGCGACCATTTGAGCATCGGCTTGGGCAGCATAATGTCTGTTACGCTGTTCAACGAACTCAGAAGGTGTTTTGCAAAGCAACAACCCACCGACCTCAATGTTGTCTTTAAAACGACTACTTGGGTCTACTAACAGCTGAAACTGGGGTTGCTCTTCAATACGCACTGGCTCCCAACCTTCACGCAGTTTTGCGGATATGTTGCGAGGATCAGCCTGATTAAGAGTAGCTACGCGGATCCAACGATAGTCATAACCAGGCTGCTTATCAGGTTCTGGCAAGAGCTCTGGTTGAGCCCAAGCGGTAGGACGCTCAAAAGTTGCACGGGTTTCTAATTCACGAACGATTCTATTTGTAGCCATTTTTTAAACCTCCAATTTTAATACTTCACGGGAATACTGCTCAGGGCTTAGGCCCAGTTTCTTAATCAAGGCCATCTGCGACGCTTTCAGCCGTACCTGTTTGGAGGACGTGCTGCGTGTTGCCGGAGCTACTACCGTGCTAGGCTTAGTCCGCTGAGAGGTTTGATTCTCTTTAGGCTCTACCGTACTGCTGTCTCCATCCAACTCAAAGTATTCTGGAAACTTTTTGCGCATGGTTTGATCGATGCGCTTGTAATACTGGTCAGTACCAACAATGTCCTTGCCGTACTCATCCACTAATTCTTCATGTATGCCAACAGCGAAATTCGACATGGCTTTTTTGGTGCCATACCAAGGATTTTCATCCAACCAAGCTGCCGTTTTGGCGTCAACTTTGGGGCGCTGCTGCTCTACTTGTTGTATTTGTACTTCATTTTCATCTTCTTGTAAAGCGGTTGGCTTAAATTGTTTTGCTTGCTGTGCTGCATAGGTAGCTTCGCTTAATTTAGTCTGCGCTTCTACAACCCGATCGGCATCGCCAGATTCAAGAGCTTCCTTGTACTCGCGTTTAGCCATTGCCACCTGCGTATCAGTGTGGCTCTGTACAGTTTCAATGTAGGTTTTCTCGCCAGCAGAGTACTGTGCTTTGAGTTTTTTGTTCTCTTCAAGCACCTTACGAGCTAGTTCAATAGCCTCTTGCTGCTCACGCTGGGCAGCTTCTTTAGCCCTACGCTCGTCATTCCAGACCTTTTTGTACTGCTGGAGCCGTTCTTTCTGGCTCCGATGAGGCATGTTTTCTTCTTCCTCGTCAGTAGCATCCTCGAGTTCCTTTACCTTATCTGCAGGCATTGGCTTCTGGTCACGGTCTTCTGGGGGTGTATCGTCCTCGATTTCTATGCTAATAGTATCGTCATCTAAGGGTTTACCCTTATCTTCTGGCTCTATTTCATCGGGGAACTTGTATTGTTCTTTATCCATTTAATGCTCCTTAAGCGCGTTTAATTCCTCTAGGATCTTGTACGACTGCTTCTACGCTATCGTCGTTGATCATTCTAAATTCACGTCCATGAATTAAAAGACGTGTGCCAGCGTTTGGTCTGACAATTACGAAATCACCTTGCTTGCACCAAGGTCCGTTTGGAAAACGGGTTTTGTCGTTGTAACAGTCGGGCCCTAGACTAACAACAAACAGAACTGTAGCTAGCTTCTCTTCATAGTTAATGGTTGCGTCTGCTTTTAAGATTCCGCTTTCATACTCTTCTTCGACTTCAGGGATAGCGCAGAGGATGCGATAGCCTGATGGGTTTGGGAGCTGCTTAGCTTTATCTTCGTCTGTTGCTGTGTACTGATAACTACCTACTACTTGTGGACTATTTGGGTTTGATCCAATTAGTATTTCACTCATCTGAATGCTCCAGGTTTTTTGCGAGGTCATTTAGTTCCATCTGCGCAGTAAGAAGACCTCGAATCTTCCCGCACGTAAACTGGTAATCGGCATAGTCTTTGGCTGTACCGGTTCCCAAGCTTTCTTCAAGTCCCTTAATTTGAACCTTTAGTTTTTGGTCTAATAGTTCTAGGGTTTTGTCCATCATACTTTTTCACCTTTTTTAGGGGTTTGCTGACGCATCATTTGCGCCCTGGATTTAGCTAGGTCAATGCCTAACTTGGCACCCATCTCTCCTTCTTTAGCCATACGATTCTTGTCTTCTTGGTTGACCTTAATCTGGGCATTCATACCGGCAATCATCTCCTGTGATTTGATGCGTTCACGTTCGATAGCCAGCTGATCTGCCTTGGCTGCGGAGTCCGCCATGAGTTTGCGGTTCTTAATATCAACTTCTGCCTGCTTAATCTGCAATTCTTGTTGCTGCATCTGAATAATCGGATCTTGCGCGGCTTGTTGTGCCTGCTGAGCTTGTTGCTCTTGGGTGTTGCGTTGCAATAGCTGTTGCGCTGCCATGGCTGCTTTCTGTGAAATGGCAACTTCGAGCATCTCAGGCATCTGACGGGCTTCTTGGTCATCTTCATCTGGATGGAACGGCAACTCAAGACCCATCTCCATTTCCATCTGCTTGCGGTACTCGTAAGCAATATGCTCATTAATGTGAGCCAGCATTGCACCTTGCATAGCCTGAGCTTGTGGGTTTTGCCCAACTAACTGCATGATCTTTGGATCTTTCATCGCTGCCATGTGGACAGTAATGTGAGCTTGGTGGTCTTGGTACAGAAACGCCTTGACCGGCTTCATCATTAGGATGTTCGCGTTCTCACTAACCGGATCTTCTGGCACTTGATCCTCCGGTAGCTTGACCAATTTGTTAGCATTCTTAATGCCCAGCACGTCGAGCATCTGGCGGTGTAACAGCGGGAGGTTATATAGTTGAGGCGCCCCTTGTGCCAGTTGAAGAACTGCTTGGTACTGAACAATCTTCTGCGCCATCGTCGACGCATTAGGGTCGGAGACCGGGATAACATCACAGTCATCGTAGTCGCTTTTCTTCGCGCGTGCAGGACCTTCGTTCGGTTCATATGTGTACTCGTCTGGTGTGTAGTCACGAATGATGTCGCGCAGTAACTTAAGCTCGTCCTTGAGGGAGTAGTGGATGCGTGCCTGAACAGCAGACATCACCTTGAGTGTGCGCTCAAGAATAGCTAGTGTTGTACCTACTGGTGCTTGGCCTGACATATCGCTGACGTTTAAGTCAGCAGCGGACGCAAAGCGACGACCTTCTTCAATGATCTTATCTAAGAGACCAGCCAGAACTAAGCTAGGCTCTTTATATGGCAACGGCATGATGTTGTCACGCATCGTACCGCTTGGCACGTCTACATCTCTAAACTCACCGGGGCTAATCGGGGTATCGTCGCCCTTAGTACGAAGTCCGCGAGTTTTGAATCCACCGGGCAGATTGCTAAGTGATCCAGCATCCACGAGCTGTCTAAGTATGGAAGTTCCCGACTTAGCAAATGCACCGATAAGATGAATGAGACCGAAACAGTAGAAACCAAAACCAGGAATGTAGCCGTAGTGAACAAAGTGATTACGCTTTTGTTTATTCTCATCTTCTGGTCTCCAGTTGCGACGGATAGCTAGGATCTCGCCGGAGGACTTCTCAATAGTCACGATGTATGGCAGCGCAACCCTAGTAGGCTCACCGTCTTTATCTACATCTGGGTATGCCTCTAGGTCGAGGTCACACTGCATCTCGAGTAACTTATAGCGGTCGTCGGTTGTTGCCCGAAAACCCATCTTCTCTGCAATCTTCTTCTCAACTTCATCAAACGAATCAGCTGGGTCGCCTAGCTCCACATCTTTATAAAAGCCAGCCACTTGCAGTTTGCGTAGCTCGTTCTTAGTCTTGCGCATCACATGGGTAATGCGTGGTGCTTGTGCCAATGACGCTGCGCCGTAAGGGACAACTAAGTCTTCTGCTGGCACAAACATACTTACCTGGCGATCCAAGCTCGGATCAAAATACACTTTCTTAAACGCATTGCCCGAGAGGCCCAAGCCCCAGAGCATGCGCTCTGTCTCTGGTCTGTACTCTTGCATCACGTCAGTCAGCTGGTAGTTCATGTCATCCTGAACCCGCTCCGCCGCCGCTTTTTTCTCTGGTGTCTCTTTACCGATGATCTGGGTCTTAACTGGACCCGCGGCTGGGAAGATAGCCATGATAGTCTCAGCTTGAAACTTAACCAGCGTCTCACTTAATAGTGGGTGGTACACACCACAAGCGCCAGGCCAAGGCTCCATGCGCTCTTCAATCTTCATACCTAGCAGCTGTAAGCCATCCACGTAAGTCTGGATCCAATCTTTGCGTGAGCTGATGTCCTCCTCGAACTCACCAATCAAATCACCTGAGAGCTGAGTTAGTTCGTCTTCTGACATGTACTCGGCTAAGTTTGCATCAAAGTCCTTGTCGCTGGGCTCTTCCTTCTCAATCCGAAGGATGGGGTTGCCATCAATATCTAGCTCAACAGACTCGGGGTCCTCAATGACGATCTCCATATCTGGGGCTTCATCATTATTAATATTGGCAATTCCGAGAGGAGCTGCGTATAAACCTTTTTCAATAGCCATAATTTACCTACACGTTGTAGTAGCCGGCATTCCGGTACGATTTAAAATACTTCGGTTCATCCGGCTCATCACTATCTAAGCTAATAAAGCCGCCCCTTCTGAAGCGTAACAATGCTTGGGTCATAGAGTCGACCAAGTCGTCCTTCTCGCCACTAGGAAAGCTAGCTACTTCTTCTACTAACTCATCTGCCCAATGCGTATTCGGGACCCATACTCTCCCAGATGCAAATATATCAGCAACTGCGTTCAAACGGGCAATTTTATCGTTGCCTTTACTAGGCACATACTCCTGAACTGGGATACCCATCGCTCTAAGCTCAAACACCAGCGGAGCGCCCGAGGCTTTAGCCTCAACAATCAGTGCATCAGGCTCCCACTCTTTATATTCTTGAAAGGCCCTCGCTTTTAACTCAGGGAACTCCATCCGCAGCTTGAACGAATTGAGCAATATGATGTTTGGCACCATAACGCCCCGCTCATTATCTTGGTAGAACACACCCCATGTCGTGCACGCCGAGTAGTCTGACCGCTGGGTCTTTAAAAATGCCGTATCCCAGCTCTGGATAACAAATTCGCACATCGGAGGGTCTTCGTGCTCCCAAATCTTCCACCATTCCCGCTTCACAATCGCTGAAACGTCTGATGTGGGGCTTTGCATGTACTGAGCCATCCACTTGCCATTGGGTAATTCCTGCCGGAGCGCCTCTAACTCCCTCAAACTCCAGAACTCAGGCCATAACGGCCCACCATCAGGCAAAATTGCAGGAAATTCAATAACTTCCCACTCTTCTCCGCTGCGCTGCATAGCTGACTTGACTACTTGACCTGTCAAATCCCGCTTACTCCACCGTGTCATAACTATTATGATCGCGCCGCCCGGCTGTAGACGCTGCCGTGGACCTGATGTGTACCATTCATAGGTCTTGTCGTACACCTCGGGGTTGTTTTCCGCTATGGTTGCTTCTTGTTCCGAGTGAGGGTCGTCAATAATGAGAATATCCGCGCCCTTACCCGTGACAGCGCCACCCACACCAATAGCAAAGTAGTCTCCGCCCTGGTTAGTTGCCCACCGACCTGCCGCTTTGGAGTCGGCTTGTAACCCGACGCCCGGAAAAATGGACTTATATACATCAGAATCCACCAAGTTACGTACTTTTCTACCGAAACCAACCGCCAATTCAGCGGTGTGCGCCGTTTCAATGATCTTCTTTTTCGGAAATTTACCCAAAAACCAAGCGGGTAGTAAATAAGAAGCAAACTCAGACTTAGTATGCCGAGGAGGCATATTGATAATAAGGCGCTTACATTCGCCATTGGCTACCCTCTCAAATGCGCGTGCCATTTCTTGGTGATGTTCGCCGTCAATGAAGTGAGGCCATACCGTATGCACGAAATCCATGAAATTAAGTTGGCAATTCTCGCGTTTTACCCCTTCGGCTACTTCTGAAGTCTCTACATCTAGGGCGCGAAGCTGCGCCGCAGGCAAATTATCAAGATTATCAAGGAGATACTGCAGCTCCTCTTGGCTAAGCTCGTCTAATTTACTCATCGTTCTCGATGATTTCTGCGTCTTCTATATTGTTTGGGTCTGATAACGACGCCAATCTACGTTCAGACTGGGTTGGAATCGTCTTCATCGGGTTTTGCATCAAGAGTTGAATGCGCTGCTTGATCGCAGCCTTAAGTTCATCGCTCGTTTTGTGGGTAATAGTGATCTCAGAGCGCTCAGTAAACAGGTCCGACGCTTTCCCAAGGAGTTCGAGGGCCTTTAAAGCCACCTTGTTATCTTCGTCCTGGCTGATTTCCATGAGTCTATTCACTACTACTGTGCGCACTTGCACTTTGTCATCCACTACCTGCTTCTCGTACTCACTTAAATAGGCGCCTAACTTCAATGCAACCCCAGTACGCTGCAGTGCACCAGTTTCTTCTTTAGTGGGTTTTGAGTTTTTGCTGTCTGCTGGCTTTAATTTAGCGATCATGTCTGCAGCTGCCGCGGCTTCTTCTTCCGTGCAGTCGTCCTCCATCCCAAGTTCATTTAGGATGAGCGCAGTGTTCCCAGCGATTTTTAACCGCTGTTCGTAAGTCTCGCCGGTCTGAGCAATCAGATGCTCCGGCATGGGTGTCTCGAGGTTTGGCTCGACGGGTATTGGCATAAAACCTTAGTGGAGGTTTGTATGAGCGAAGTATACATGTTTTTGGGAACTGTATAAATATCGTTGTTTTCTATATAGGTGGGGGGTAATAGCACCAAGTATGCGAAGCGAAACACTACTGCCCCCCGTGCTCTCACGTGAATGATTGCAAGAAAATTATACGGAAAATATATACCCCCCGGGGGGTGCGAAATAAAAAGAGTAGGGGGGCCTTGTTCTATATTGAGGGGGTGGGGTAAACCCTAGGTAAAACATAGGGGGGTGGGGTATTAAAAACTACTTCCTTTTTTGCGGTTAGTTTCTTTAGGTATTACCTGTAGGTTTAGGGGCACATGTAAGCCTGATACATACTCGCCACGCAAAGGGATAATGTGGTCAACTTCCCACGGAAACCCAAATAACTTTGTTCTAAGCGCTGCCAATGCATAGGCTTCTCGGATCATCCACTTATCGTCTTTAGTTAGCCATACTGGAGTGCGCTCTTTCTGTGCGGTTTTGCGCCTCAATCTTTTTAACTGCTTACTACTAAAACCTTCTACTGGTGCATGCTTTGGCTTACGTCCAGGTTTTTTGTGTCCTCTAGCAGCGCGGGCTATTTTTACTACTTCATTAGTCTTAGCCGTACGTAGTTTAGAACACTCTACACAAGAATATGTAGCCGTGAACTTAAGTGTGCCATGCCCATAATTGCAGGGGCTACCTATATATGTAGCTTCTCCTTTAGCTAGCGCATCTGCTCTTGGTGTTGGGTGTGGGGGAATTAGTGCCCTTTTAATCTCCCTAGCTTTTTTCTTAGCTGCTTGAGCTAGTTTTTTATTCCTAGTTTTTCTGCACACCATGCAATCCCATGTTTTTGTATGTCTAAGTGTGCCATGCCCATATTTGCAAGGGCGACCTATATACCTAGACTCCCCCGCCCGCAGTGCCTCTATCTGTGATGTTTTATATTCCATAAAATTATTATATCATAAACTTTGGGGGGTGGGGTTTTTTAAATTTTTTGCAAAAAATTATTTTTTAAAATTGAGTGCTGTAATGACCACATCATTGTGTATATCTGACGGTAGTTACATCAACTACCTATCTTGGGGGGTCGGATATGGTGGGTCAACCATAATTGGAATTTCACCACCACTAATCAACAAAATTTGATTAACCACACTATATCCACGAAGTGAGAGAAAATTTTTTTCGGGGCGCTTTTTCGCCGTAGTCGGCTTAATCCCTCTGCGCTCTGTCCTGCTTTATCCTGTGGAAATCCTACTCTTTCCTATCTATTCGTGTACTATATACATATGGGCTAGAGCGTTGCATATAACCCACTTCACAAATCGAAAATGGTTCGATATGTGAATCTAACCTGCAACATGGAGATGTTAATCATGGCTACTAAAGCTAATGCAGTAAACCCAGTAAACCCTTTTGAGGGTGTTGTAGTTCAGATGGTCGAAGCGCCCAAGGCTGAGTTTGTATTGTCTAGTACTCAGTACGGCGATCTATCTCAGATTGCTGAGAAGTTCTTGGAGTCCGAGAATCTGCTGTTTGAAGGTGATGTATTGCTCTCGACCTGCGGTAAAGCGCTGGCTAAGTTGCTCGGGACTGAACCGACTTATATTGCTTACATGGCTTATCGGGCTAGCTTTATCAAGCTGATTATGTCGATGCAAAAACAAGCAAACGAAGAATCGGCGCAGAAAAAGTGGGAAGATCTGGTCAAGCGTATGACTAAAGAAACTGGGCTCGAGAAGCCTAAGTCCAAGTCGGCCTCGGCTCAGTCGATGTCCAAGTCCCGCTCTGCTACTGCTGAGAAACTGGGCAAGATGGTGGATTCTGAATTGCGCGAAGCCCTCGCCGCTTTCAAGGCGAACGATGAGTTCAAGAAGGCTATCGAGGTTCGCGATGAGATTACTCGCCGTGAGAAATTGGCGGGCAAAGATCAAGAAGCCATTGTTAAAGAATTGCGTGCGGATATTGCCAAGCGTATTAAGTTAGTCGGCGATGTTTCCGTACTCAAGAAAATACAGGCGATGTTGCCTGTATCTATCTAATCCATTCTGTACAACCAAGCCACCTTCGGGTGGCTTTTTTTTTCGCCTTCATTTTGCTAAATTCGTTTGCGTCGTTCTCTGATATCAGAGAATACACTATATGTTTTTGCCTGTCAAGCACTTATTTTATTAAAGAACGGTCATCTTGTAACAACGCATTAGCCCCGTTCTAGATCGTCTGCGTGACATGTTCCAAAAAAACAGAACGCTCAAAGCCTTACTGGGCTTGACTTTGCGAGCTTTGTTCTATTTTTACAATAGTTTTGGGAATTACTTAAGCATTTTTTATTTTTGCAGGATCGCAAGACCCCCTTCGCATAGTGCAGGCTCACGCTACCCTTTTTTAAATCCCGTTCATTAAATCTTAAAACTATTCTAAAAATAGAACAATATACCTTTTATCTATATACCATAAGGGTTTATATTGTTCCATTCCCTCAGAACATGTCACGCAGGCGTTCAGAACATTGCAAACCCTCAGCTTCCTCTAGTTTCTTTTCTCGTTCAAGACGCACTCGGGCTTCATGCCTTAACCTATTTTTTATCCCCATCTTATGTGATATATGCTCACGCACGGGATCTAACAACGCAGTACCTCGCACACCTCGTTCAATCCTTCTTCTTACCGCTGGCAGAGATAGTTTCAACTCCTTACACCATTCTTTAATACTCTGTGTTCTGCCATCTTTCTTTATCAATGAGTACCAATCTACATAACCAGTCGAATTTACCTCGGGCAGCTCATCTTCGGGGGAAGCTCTAAGTACTCTGTATTTCTTCTGTGCATAACCTTTTTGCTTAATCGTTTTAGCTGTTAGCTTGGCTAAGTTGTCCCCGTGCCTGCGATACCGCTGGCGAAATGTAGCGTAGTCAATATCGTAATGCCTAGCCCAATACGAAAGCGTGCCTTTCTTGCCATTGATTGTTAGATAAACAAAGTCAAACCTAGCCATCTCAACCTCCTTTTAATTGTTCAAATCACATTATAGTACTAATTGTTCATTGTCGCAATACCCTTCACAAAAACTTGACATTGGTGGGAAACTGTGGTATACTATATATGTTAGTGGGAATTCGTATTCATGTTTTATTTTTTACCAACCTTCACATTTCGATACCCGATTCGATTTGTGAATCAACCAAGGAGATGTCATGTATCAAGCAAGATTCCAAACGCTAGACCTGTCACAGCACATCTGTTCCAAGTGCGGGTTCTTTCGTATATCAGATGGCAGGGCTACTTTGTTGCGGTCGCAAGGCAAGCGTATGTTGTGTATGCCATGTGGCGATGCCGAGGCGCACAAGGAAAGCAAGAGAAAAGCAAGTATGGTGCAGATTCCCTACTCCAAGGGTGCATACCAGTACATCCACAACCCAGCAGACCTGCGCACAACCAACCCCAAGAGGACAACATGAGCGAAGAAGTGATGGAGTACCTAACAATGACACGCATCATGGGCGACGAGTGGAAGAAGTACCAAAAGAAAAGCATTTGGGGCTACAACCTGACTGGCATGGACAATGTCAAAGCTAAAGATGCGTTCGAGCAGGGGTTTATAGCGGGATTTAGTGGGAAATATTTTGGAGAAAAGAATGACTAGCCACTACAAGGGAGTGCGCATCGACGAGTTACTTGAGGACATTGCACGCTTGCAGGACATACTCGAGGCGACTAAACACACTATCGAAAACGCAGAACAAGCTCAGCAAGTGGTAGCTGGCGAGGCAACGCTGGCAATCATGAAAGCAAAGCTAACTGCATTGCAAGGGGGGAATTAGTGGGACATATGAAAAAGATGTGGCTTGAAATGCTGTTAGAACCTAGCGCATCCTATGAGCCACCTAATAAGTACTCTATTCTCGAGAATGCTGTGAACTCAGCCATTCTGGATTTGGAGAAAGCCAACGGCAAAGGCATATTTGCCGATCACCGCAAGGTGCTGGTATGGACAGCACTACGCACACTTAAAGAAGCAAAGGAGAAATGTCATGAAGAAGATTAAACCAGCGCCACGCAAGCCGATCACAAGGCTAAAGAAACCATACGAGGGTGGCGATGCCCTCATGGAGTGGCACAAGGAGAAGATGAAACCTACCCTGCGTGATGCCGACTATGCCACACCCATGTGGCGGTGCGAGTCCGACTGGGACAGGGCAAAAGAATACCTCTTATGGGGTGTGATGTGGGCAGTACTGTTGTCTAGCTTGTATTTGCTAGCGACATTTTTTGATACAGCAGTTCAATTTAACTAATCAAGGAGAATTACATGAACCAAGAAGCAATCGACAAACTCAAAGAGTTTCAGATCAAGAACCACCTCTCGGGCTACAACCTGCAAGAACCACAAATCGAAACTAATTCGATTAGTGAAGAAAAGCCCAAGCGTGCTATCAACTACCCCAAGCACATCAAGCCCTTGCAAGACCGCATCATGAGTGCAGTTACGGGTAGTGGGCTGCGTACGCCCCAAGCAATCGCAACCTATTGTGGAGAAGACAATATTAAGATAGTTAATATGCAGCTAGGTCGCCTCATGAACATCGGTAAGCTAGTCAGATATACCAACAAGGACTCAGGTATCACCCGTTACTACACACCTGACGAGGCTAAAGCCAAGGGTTACAAGCCCGATGCCCAGCCTAAAAAAGTAGAAAAACGGTCATCTTCTGTAACCGCAAAATTATCCGCCGACAAACAAACCCTCCGTGTTCGCATAAATGATGGCAAACCAGTCCCAAACCCATTCGGAACACTCTCAAGCAAGGGGGACTATGCTGCGTTTCTCGAGAAACGGATAAGCGAATGGCAGGCAGAATCACGCAAACAAGCGCATGAAATCCTTGAACTGCGTGATGCCCTAGCCAAAGCTCGCAAGACCCGTGATGTAACTAGCGAAGTAACCGAGGTTATGGAAGAAGTAACTAAGTTACGGGCAACGGTTGAGTATCTTGAGTCCAAACTATTCGGGAGTAAATAATGGGTTGGGGATATAACACACGAATGTACAACTCCGCACGCATACCAGCGATTACGGGTTTTGAGTTTATGCGGGATCACTTCAAGTCCGTTAAGCCTATCCAAGGCAGGTCAAAGGAGTGCAAGCCCTTGGGTAAGAACCGCCGTTACACATGGTTCGAGATCAAGGAGAACACCAACTGCTATATGTCAGACGATCAGCCACTTGGTTGGCTTGAGAAGTCTTATGCCTGCCACCTGTGGGGCAACGACATGGTTGAGTTCTTCAAAGACGGCTCGGTTGTTATCAGAGATGCAAGCTGGCATACACCGACGGCGATGGGCTTTATCACGCATAGCTTGACTAACTACGGGACTATCGCATCACATGATGGCAAGTGGTACTTCAAGAACAAGGCTGGCGAGGAGTATGTGCTACCCGAGTATGAGAAGGACAAGCGTCATGGGCTACGACTTGTGGCTGGTGAGAATGGCATCATGAGGCCGACTAACCCTGTGCAGGAGTACACCTACAAGGCTAAGCGCAAGGAACTGAACAAGTTGCGTAAGTACTACAAGGAGTTCATGGACTACACACGCACTATGCTGGCAATGGACAGTCGGATAACTATGGACACGGGGGAGGCGCTTGGGTTTGCAGGCAAGTGCTTGACACCACAAGGCTGGCATGGTCGTCAGTATTCCAAGCCTAATCGTGAACTGTTCTTCCGTCATGTGCAGAAGGCTATGGACACTAACGACTTAGACTTAAGCTATAAGCTAGCACAGTTTATTGGGGCTTCCTTTGCTGGATATGACTATCAGAGTTCAGCGTATTCCTGTTCACCCAAAGCGTTCGAGCGTGGCTTTACAGAAATGCTCAAGTATCAGCATCACGAGGTAGTGTTTGAGAAAGAGGAGTATCCGATCGGGTGTGCGTTTCCCGATAAGAACAAGAAGTACATGCAGTAAATCACAAATCGAAATGGTTTCGATAAGTGAATCAACAACCAATCAAGGAGAATTAAATGTCAGAAGTATTATTAAACCGTAATGCAACCCTCAAAGAAGCTGAGGACATGATTGTCGCAATGGGCTCGGGTTCAACCTTTCACCTCATGGGTGAGCCTGGGGTCGGCAAGACTTCTATGTTCAAGAATATCGTAGAGCGTACAGGGTTCAAGGGTATCTATATCGATGTGCCTAATGTGGAACTGGGCGAGCTGGGTATTCCGATTCCTGACCACACAACCAAGACCACCAAGATATATCCGAACGAGCAATGGGGTTTCCATCTGAACGAGCCACTCGTTATCTTTGCCGACGAGTTCACCAAGGGGCATCAGTCAGTTAAGAATATGCTACACCCCATGCTGAACGAGCCACGGCAGATCATGGGTATCCCTCTGCATCCCGATACCATTGTGATTACTGCTGGTAACTACACCACCGACGGAGTGGGCGACAATATGATGAGCCATTCAAGAAATCGTTTGAGCGTAATCAATATTAAGAAACCACACGCTGGGTTCAATGTAGATGGCTCGGTTGATGAGGACTCATGGGGTTACTGGGCATTGCGTAACGGAGTTGCACCTGAGATTCTTGCATGGGTCAAGGAGAATCCACACACCCTAGGGTCGTACCTCGAGCCAAGTCAGGCAGGTAACAAGTACATCTTCAACCCAAAGGAAGTGCAGAAGTCTTTTGTTTCGCCTCGTTCCCTTGCTAGAGCATCACATCTTATTAACAATCGTCATCTGGTAACGGAGAACGCAACCCTTTGTGCACTAGAAGGTACGATTGGGGCGCCCGCAGCGCGTGACTTGATGTCATATGTTGCCGTAGCCGACAGTCTTCCGACTTGGGAGGAGATTTGCAAGAGCCCATCGACAGCCGTAGTGCCGACAAGCCCAGCCGCATTGTGCTTGCTAGCGTTCTCTGCGGTGCAGAAGATTGATCGTGAAAGCATCGGTAAGTTCTTTGAGTATCTCAAGCGCACACCCAAGGAGTTGCAGTCTGTGTTCTGCTTGACTGGTATGAAGGACGACGAGAAGAAAAAGCTATTCTTTACTAGCCAGTCATTCGTTACTTGGATGCGTGAAAACCAATACTTATTTTAAGGAGAAACAAATGTCAAAACCACTACACCCTGTACAAGATCTAGCAATAAGAGTTATGACCATGTTCATGGAAGAAGAAGTGCCACCGAACATTGCAATGGGGGCGCTGGGTATGTGTTTAATTCTAACGGCTAGAAAAGAAGGTATGAGCAAGGCTGAGATATTAAACGCAGTAGGTAACAACATCGACTTAATAGAGAAGGACATAGGCCATGTTTGAACTAGGCATGTTAATGGCGGACATAGGTGCATGGTTGATCGCCCTAGGGCTGTTCTTAGGTGGGATAGTTCTAATCCTTTGGGTTGGACTTAAATTGTTTGAAGTATTTAATGGGGGTAGATAATGAGTAAGTTATCAGCAGAACAACGCATCGAGCGTTGCCATGTGCAGTTAATGAAGCACAAGAACTTTGCATTGTTCTCGGGGCTGTTCATGATTGGCAAGGTTAGCGTAGATGACACAACACCTACGGCTCGTACCAACGGCTTAGATGTAAGCTATGGTCGTGAGTTCGTGCAGAGTTTGAACGACAAGCAACTAGCCTTTCTTATCTTGCATGAGAATATGCACAAGGCTTATCGTCACCTAGTGGTATGGGAGAAGCTATACAAGCGCAATCCTATTCTTGCGAACATTGCATGCGACTATGTAATCAACTTACAAATCCATGACTATGACCCTAACCACATTGATACCGAGATGCCCACCAACGCAGAAGGCAAACCGATGGGGTGCTTAGATGAGAAGTATCGGGGCATGGACTCGCAAGAAGTTTTCCTTAAACTAATCGAGGAGAAGGGCGAGGACTACGGCAAGGGCAAAACTATTCTTGTTGCTGGAGAACCAAGTGATGGGAACGGTCCCGATGATGGCGAGGGAATTCCCACATTCGATGAGCATGATTGGGAAGGGGCTGGGGATGCAACCCAAGAGGAGAAGGAAGCGGCTGGCAAGGAGATCGAGCAAGCCCTGCGTCAAGGTTCGATCCTCGTAGGTAAGATGGGTGGCAATGTAGATCGCAACATCAGCGAGATGCTAACCCCGAAGATTGATTGGAAGGAAGCCCTGCGTGAGTTCGTCAAGTCCATGACGCAAGGCAAAGACCAGTCCTCGTGGCGCAGACTGCATAAGCGTTATCTTGCGGCCGATCTCATCATGCCCTCATCGTATTCTGAGAAGGTAGGTGGTATCACAATCGCTATCGACACATCAGGCTCGATCGGTACTGAGGAACTAAGTCAGTTTCTATCCGAGGTGAAGTCCATCTGCGAGGAAGTATCGCCCGAGGTAATCGACCTGCTTTATTGGGATACCCATGTGGCTGCTAGAGAAACATATACGGAGAACGAGCTGGCAGGATTGACGGAGAGCACGAAGCCTGCGGGTGGGGGTGGTACTGAACCAGCGTGCGTGCCTAAGTATATGAACAAGCACAACATGAAGCCTGAGTGTTTGCTCATGCTGAGTGACGGCTACATCGGGCATCAGAATGTGAGTGACTGGAACATCGAAGCCCCTGTGCTGTGGTGCATCAAAGGCAATAGTAGGTTTGTCGCCCCTATTGGTAAGACTGTCCATGTGGAGTAACAAGAAGTCGTGGTGGGCTAAGAAAGCCGAGGAGAATAAGGTCGACAAGTCCCACTACAAGGATTGGTGCGTGATTAAGGTAGCAAAGAAGTATGGAAACTACAACCTAAATACTTGGGGTATAGATGTTATTTACGAGTACAAGGCAGTAGCTAAGTTAAACGCACCACTTTTGTATAACGAATTAAGTAGTAGAAGTAAGCCGATAGTAGTAGATAACTTAACCAAGCATGAGGCACATTGCGTTGCCAAAGGCTTAAACTTTTTAGATAAGGAGTAGAGATGGATGCACTAGACCAAATCATTGCGAATTATGAGCGTGATGAGGGGGTTAAGTTTGAGCATAGGGCGCACAAGAAAGGTGATCGGTATCAGATCATTCGCATTGGGTTTTATGAACGCCCAGTTTTAAATGGAGTTAAGTTTGAAGATGTAGAAGTTATGACTAAATGGCTTGAATTTTTGGAGAAATGAAATGGCAACACCAAATAAAGTAAATGTATCAATCCGCCCCGAGACAATGGCTCAGCTTACCGAGATGAAAGTTAAGCTAGCCCAGGAATGGGGGTTCACACCATCGTATTCGCAAGTAATACAACATTTAATCCAACATCACATTTCGAAATAATTTCGATTTGTGAACCAATCAAGGAGAATCACATGAACACAAGTAACAGTATCTCAATCGCATCATCAGCAATGCTAGTCGAAATGTCCATCAGCACATGGACTGCACGCAAGCTAGACAAGCGTGTATCTACGCAGGTCGACTTAGATAACGGCGCAAAGACCAAGGTGGTCAATGCAAACAAGAACCTCATGGCTGGTACTGGGGTGCTTGATACCATCGTGAAGTATGCCGCTAATGCTAGAGCATGGCACATCTCACAGACCTTGCCTTGGACTGACAACGGCTCACGACTGCTACCCATGAGTAACTTCATGAATTACAAACAGCAGCTCGGTGAACTCGAAACCAACTACGAAGCCCTAGTCGATAAGTTTATCGTGGCATATCCTAGCTTAGTAAGTGCTGCTGCGTTCCAACTGGGCAACCTGTTCGACAGAAACGAGTATCCACATGAAGATGCGCTACGCAAGAAGTTCAAGTTCACATATAGTTTCTTCCCTGTACCAACGGCAGGTGATTTCCGTATCGACATTAACGAAGAAGCCAAAGCCGAGATCATTGCGAACTGCAACTCTGCGTATCAGGACAGGCTGAACAACGCTATGCGTGAGGCATGGAGTCGCTTACATGATTGCTTATCTCGTATGAGTGAAAGGCTTACTGACAACGCTGACGGCTCACGAAAAATATTCCGTGACTCCCTAGTAGAGAATGGAGTGGAGTTAGTGGATATGCTTAAGCACCTTAACATCACCAAAGACCCATCGCTTGAGCAGGCACGCAGGGAACTCGAGTTAGCCATCGCACATCACAGCCTTGATAGCTTGCGTGATAACAGCAATGCTCGTGAGGTAGTTAAGATGAAGGTCGATACGATTTTGTCCAAGTTTAATTTCTAAGGGGGTGGTATGAACAATGAACCAGTAGCTTGGATGTCAAATGGAAAAGAGTTTTATGTTCAGAAGAATTACTGCCCTGACTTTATTCCACTCTATACCCATCCAGTAAAAGAACTAACAGATGAGGAAATAATGGAAGTGGCAACAATAAACTTAGGGCATAGCATGGGTTTATTGAATTGGATGGGTTTTGCTAGAGCAATACTAAGAAAGGCACAAGAGAAATGAAACTTAAACACATAGCATTAGTAACATTTATGTTACCGACTTTAGCTTTTGCAGATGCGATAGCCACAATGCCCAACGAGGGCGGTGGCAAGATCGTGCTGACTGACGAGGTGTGCAAGCATGATGGCAAGACATACAAAGAGTTAAGCAGGGCTTACAACTACACCACGGCAGGATATAGCAGTGAAGGGTGCTTCTTTATTGAGGACGAAACGGTAGTGGTAGTTTGGGCTACATCGTCGGGGGCAAAGCGTATGCGCTACCCAGCCGAGAACTTCACAGTAATTAAAAAGAAAGGTAATAGGTACGGAACATGATAGTGCTAGACAGATCAGAAATAAATGTAGACAAGCGTGAAGCCCCCTTGCGGGGTGGGTTAGAGGACTTTGCTCACGAGGTATCTATGCTTAAGCCCTTGTGTAACTTCAAGGTTGACGACGACTGCTTGAAAACGGAGTACAGCTACAAAGATGAAACAGATGCGAATGGCAGGACAGTAGCTAAGCAGACACGCACTACGACCATCTACAAGATAAAGGTGTTCCAAGAGGGTGAGGAACTCGGCGCAATATCTATGGCTGAGCGATACCATCAAGGCAACAAGGAGATTGTGTATGGTGTGCACTCGTTCCGTATTAACAAAGAACGAGGTGATCGGGAAGCTACGCTAACTAAGAACTTCAAGGTAGCCCTGCGTACTGTGAAGAAGGTATTGGTTAGTAGGGCAGACGATGAACTGCAACGCTTGCTGTGGGATAAGGTAGAGTCGCACCTGTCCTCTTTGGTTAATCAGTCTAGAAGCTATGTACAGTACTCGACAGACCCTAACAACGAGGTGCTTAACCTAGCTATGCTTGCGTATCAGGCACGGCTTAAGGGGGAAGCTACGATTACAGTACCAAGCGTACTCAAGTCAGTCAGAGATACCAAGAACCACGATAAAAACTGTGAGCACTTTACTACGGCATCGTTTCTACACGAACAACTAAAGAGCAACGCAGGGTATGCGGTCAAGTCCTATCCTAATGGTGGGCTCGTAGTACTCAGGTTAGTGGACAGGACTATCAAGAAGTATGCGTCGTTTGATTTGTTGCCTGATGATATACAGAGCAAGCTAGGTATGTTCAAAGTTATTTCAGCCGACGAGCCGTATGCACACCTAGGGTGTAGGTTTGCCGAGGATATGTATTACATCGTCGCAGGTGATATGCAATTAGAAAGTTGATATAATAATTATTGACTCGATCTACCTTGATTGGTCAATGACTATGCAATGTTGTGGGGTTATCTAGCATGATGTAGCCTTACAGCGTCGGGAAACCGAGCATCTCCAAAAGCGCAAGTAGAAGCGTAATCTGCCTTCTCTACACTAAGCCACCTTCGGGTGGCTTTTTTATTTCACAAATCGAAACAACTTCGAAATGTGAACCTAGGGAAAGCACCTAGAAAATATATTTTAAAAAGTGCTTGCAAAGCTACGGCTAAGGACTATACTGTGTCAATAATAAGTATTAACTAGGAAAACAAAATGACGCCCGAAGCCAAGGTTAAAGCCTCAGTGGTTAAGCTACTGAAAAAATACAATGTGTATCACTTCTTCCCAGCCACACATGGCTTTGGAAGGTCAGGTGTGCCTGACATCATCTGCTGTATGCACGGACTCTTTGTAGCCATTGAATGTAAGGCTGGCAAAGGTAAGACGACAGCCCTTCAAGACCGTGAACTCAAGCGCATCAATGACGCTCGTGGAGTTACCTTTGTCATCAACGAAGACAACCAAAAAACCCTTGAGATTTTTGTAAAGCAGATGATGACTACTGAGGACGATGACCGATGCTAAAAGTCTTTTGTCATGACCAAATTAAGTTGTTGCTTGAGCGCATGGACAGCCACCCCGAGGAGTTTATCCACGGCACTAAATGGAATCCGTACCTACCTAATACGCACCATGTAACCAAGGGTACAGT